AAAGACTATGATTCAGATGAACGAAGTAATTAGAGATTTAAAAGCAGGAATTAGTGAAAGAGACGTTCTTGATGAGAAAAGAACATATGTTAGCTGCGAGTGTGAGGATAACGATGAAAACTCTTTTGTGATTAAATATCACAATTTTGAAACCAATGAAAATGATAAATACAGAGTTATTGTAGAAAAATTATAAGATAGGAGAATAAATCAATATGGAAATTTTTAATGTGCCAAGAGGTTGTGGAAAAACAACGCATCTTATTATGGAAGCAACTAAAACAGGATGTCCAATTGTTGTTGGATTACAGACTCAGAAAAAGTATCTTGAAGAAACAATCAAGAAAATTACTGACAAACATGTGGATGTATATACAGTTCAGGAAATCTTAGATATGAGAAATAAACCAAAAGATATTCTAATTGACGAATTACCATTAGCTTTGAATATTTTACTTGATTGTAATGTTATTGAAGCAACTATGACAAATAAATCAAGAGAAATGTACGATATTCAGAGATGGAAAAATGGAGAAGTTAAATTTTAGGACAACAAGAATCGACAGTTTCTTTGGAAGATTTGGAGGTTATATATGATGGACGATAGAGCAATTACAGAATATAAGCTAATTATAAAAATTTGTGACCAGAAAAAATGTGCAGAATATGATCCGTTTGGATTATGTTATGTAGACGATTGTATGAGTTGTCCAAATTCAATAATAAAAATTATTCGTGAAGATGGAGTAGTAATGCGTGATGATTTTAAAGATAACAAGAATGTAAACGCAAAAGATAAATTATGGTCTTATCAAAGAATGTTTGAAAGAGATGGTGTAGAACTATTTGAAAAAATGTACAATGTTAATTTTTCAAAATGGCAGAAGAAATATCTTTCAAAAATATTCAATAAATTAAAGAGTAAAAAGAACAATTAAGCGGTAGATTCTTGTGAAAATTAAGGAGGTAAAATGAACAGAATAACTATTAATGGTAAAACAATCACATGTTCAGGAACTAATGTAGTCATCAACAATGGAAAGGTTATTGTAGATGGTGAAACAATTCAAGAGTGTAATAGTGGTGATATTAAAGTCACTATCGAAGGAGATGTAAATAAAATTGATTGTAGTGGTTCAGTAGAAGTTCATGGTAATTCAGGAAGTATTGATTGCGGTGGTAGTTGTGAAGTCAGTGGAGATGTCAAAGGAGATATAGATGCAGGTGGCTCTGTAACTTGCGGTAACGTATCAGGTGATATAGATGCTGGTGGAAGTGTGAGATGTAGAAGATAAGGAGAATAATATAATATGAAGATTTTAGCTTTAACAATTTTATTTATTTTGATGTTTTTCAGAATTAAAGGTACGCCAAGCGCATTAAGTAAAACATTGTGGCGAAAGAAAATAATTAAGCAGCTTACAAAAGATAAAGAGAATAATAATGGAGAGCCATTAAGTGATGCAATGCAAGGAGCTTCAATACTGATTATATTCTTTATAGAACTATTCTTAATCATCTTTTATATAGTGTTAGGAAACAAAATTGGAACAACTGAGTTTATTGTAATGTCTGCATTACAGGTATTCACTTGTTTATGGTCATTGGGTGTAAACTTGCCAGAAGTAAAAACAGTTTTTAGTTACGATGTTGAAAATTTTAAGTTTCACAGATTCCAGTTGTTGTTTAATGTGGTGTTAGATTATATCTATTATCCGTGGGCGATTTACATGTTATTGAAGTAACAAGAATCCATTATTTCGTGTGGTGATATTAGGAGACGATAGTATGAGAAGATGGTTAGTAAAACGACCAAATGATGAGGTTATTGTGACGATAATGAAGAATAAATGTGATGAAACATATTCTTTTATTAATCTAACAAAAGAACACATTTGTCCATGTAGATTTTCATCAATGGAAGAAGCATTGCTAGATATGGATAAAAAGATAAAAGATGGAACTGTATTAAAATATAAAAAAATAGGAGAATAAAATGGCACAGAGTGCAAAACGATTAATGTTTATTAGAGTCGTTAAATGTAAAGATGAAAAACCATTAAATTACATTTGTTAATATAAATATTTTTAAAACAATCACAACAACTATGCAGTAATAGAGAATACATATGTGGTGGTGGAATATGTAGACACAAAATATCCGTTGTGTAGCGAGAAATGTACTTAAGTGTACGACTGAACATGCGCCTGGCTGTTAACCAGGAGTACGGAAGTTCTTTTCCCATAGCGGTCACGTTAATAATACCTCTGTTTGTACAGTAATGTATATGTAGGGTGAAAATCCCTACCCACATATTTATAATAAAAATATAATATGTAAAAACTTATGTCTTAAAAATCTAAATTTTTATAAAAATCCCCAAAAAAATAATAAGTAAAAAGAATAAAAATAAATAGAAAGGATAAAGTAAGGTCTTGCAAGATAAACAACGTTGTGCCTTTCTGTTTAAAAAATGATTAATAGTAAAGAAGTCTTATATAGCAAAGGCAATAATGATGAGTGTATGACTCCAAATTATGGAGTTGAACCAATTTTAAAATATATACCAAAAAATGCAGTAGTTTGGTGTCCGTTTGATAAAGAAGATAGTGAATTTGTTAAACAAATAAGGCAATCAGGTCATAAAGTAATTGCTACTCATATTGATAACGGAGAAAATTTTTATACATATGAACCCAATGAACATTGGGATTGTATTATAAGTAATCCACCTTTTACTAATAAGAGAAAAATATTTGAAAGAGCTTTATCTTTTAATAAGCCATTTGCACTAATAATGAGTAATACTTGGTTAAATGATTCTGCTCCCAAACAGTTGTTTAAAAATAAGGATTTACAACTACTTATGTTTGATAAAAGGATGAAATTTATGAATAACGGAGAAGTTCAAAACAAAATAACATTTAGTAGCAGTTATTATTGTTGGAATTTTTTACCAAAGCAGATAATTATGGAAGAATTATAACAAGGAGGATAAGAAATAAATGGGAACAATTACTATTTTACCAGAAACAACAAAAAATCCAATTACATTAATGGGGCAAAGGGCAGGATGTTGTTGGAATGCAAATGTTTCTGATGATGAAAAAAATTATAAACGTGGACTTGATTGTATTAAATCAGGTCATGGACGTGTTATGGAATATGCCAATGTGGAAATGATTATTGATGGATATTCAGCTCGTACAATCCGTGAATGGTATACTCACTTAGGAGGTACACCCACAAGATTACAGGCAAGCACTAGGTATATAGATTATAATAATTTTACATATGTAACCCCTACATCAATCAAAAAAAATACTATTGCTTTACAAATATATAAAGATATGATGTCTAATATTTCAACTTCGTTAAAATCATTAGAAGCTTTAAGCATTCCCAAAGAAGATGCTGCAATGGGACTTCCATTAGCAATGACAACAAAGATAGTAGATAAACGTAATCTTAGAAATCTTGTTGATATGAGCCGACAGCGTATGTGCAGTAGAGCCTATCATGAGTATAGAGAACTATTTAAAGATATCTGCAATGCTTTAAGAGAATATTCTGATGAGTGGAAGTGGATTGTAGATAATCTTTTCCATGCAAAATGTGATGAGGTTGGATATTGTACCGAAGCTAAATCATGTGGCAGGAAACCAAAGAGACAGTAAATGTTCATTTCTTAGGGATTAGAAAGGAGAATAATGAATAGAAATCAGATTATTGATAGAGTTAAAGAACTCAATAAAGCGTCAGAAGCTTATTACAATACGGGACAGACTATCATGAGTGATGCTGAATTTGATAATAAACTTGAAGAACTTAGGCAGTGGGAAGAGGAAACTGGTATTGTATTATCTAATAGTGCAACACATAATGTTGGTGCAACAGTATTAGACAGTATAAAGGAAGTGACACATAAAACACCAATGTTATCACTGGAAAAGTGTCATAGTGTAGAAGAAATTATTGAATTTGCAAATAATCATAATCTTGTGGCTTCTGTAAAATTAGATGGTTTAACAGTACGTCTTACTTATAAAGATGGTGATTTAATTTTGGCAGAATCCAGAGGAAATGGTATGGTCGGATCTGATGTGACCGAACATGTTAAGCAATTTACAAATGTACCACTACATATTAATAAGGAAGGAACTTATGTTATAGATGGTGAAGCATTAATTAAGTTAGATGATTTTAGTGAAATAAATAAGTATGGAGAATATAAAAATAGTCGTAACTTAGCAGCAGGGACATTATCAAGTCTTGATACTTCAATTGTAAAAGATAGAAGATTATCATGGTATGCTTGGGAAGTGGTTGAAGGTTCTGACATTAACGAATTTCATAAACAATTATCTGAGGCTGCCAATCTTGGATTTGAAATAGTTCCAAATGTTTTGATGAGCAATGTAAAAAAAGATAATAATTTGCACGATGATAATTTAGCAATTGATACTTGTTTACATATTATTTTTAATATTGCAGATAATAACAAACTTCCTCAAGATGGCGTAGTATTTAAGTTTGATGATGTAGCTTATGGTAAATCGCTTGGCAATACAAGCCATCATTTCAGGAATGGTATTGCCTATAAGGTATTTAACGATTCAGTAGAAACAACATTGAGAGATATTGAATGGAGTATGGGTAAAACTGGAATTTTAACACCAGTGGCAATTTTCGATTCGGTAGATATTGATGGTAGTGAAGTAAGTCGTGCTTCACTACATAATATTTCTATTATGAACGAAATCCTTGGACGAAGCTGGAAAGGTCAGAAGATTGGCGTTTATAAAGCTAATATGATTATTCCTGCTATAAGATGGGCAGAACAATTTGATTCTAGTAAATTTGATGATTTATTATTAGATGTATCTTATATCAACACACCTATTAAATGCCCTATATGTGGTCAACCTACAAGAATTATTAAAGAAAATGATTCAGAAGTCCTTTACTGTATAAACGAGGATTGTAAAGGTAGATTACTTGGTAAACTTACACATGCAGTTAGTAAGAATGCGCTTAATATTGAAGGTTTGTCAGAAGCTACAATAGATAGATTTATAGGATTAGGTTGGTTAAATTCAATCAGAGATATTTATTATTTATATAATCATAAGGATGCCATGAAAATCGTAGAGGGTTTTGGAAGTAAATCAGTAAAGAAGTTACTTGAATCTATCGAAAAATCTCGTAATACTACTTTGGATAGATTTATTTATTCACTTTCAATTCTTATGGTGGGAAAAACAGCAAGCAAATTAATTGCAGAAAAAGTAAATTATAGTATAAAAGATTTTATAACAATTATGGGAACTAAAGGTGCTATATACTTTAATTCGCTTGATGGAATTGGTAAAAAAATTATATCTTCTCTTAATAATTATTGGTCTAAACATTCAGATATGGTATATGAGTTATCGAAAGAATTTACATTTGAATCACCTAATTTAATCTTAGACGAAATCCCAAAGATATTACAAGGAAAAACATTTGTAGTAACTGGTTCGGTTCATCATTATAAGAATCGTGATGGATTAAAGGCTGATATAGTTGCGCATGGTGGTACAGTTGTGGGTTCTGTAAGTTCTAAAACAAATTTTCTTATCAATAATGATATCAATTCAACCTCATCTAAAAATCAAAAAGCAAAATCGCTTAATATTTCAGAAGAAGAATTCCTTTCTATGATTCATTAGATTTGTTTATTATAGAAGGGAGGTGACAAAGAAACGTGAATTATATAAACGCAGGTAAACTAAGAAGTTTTCTTGAAAACGTACCTTCGAATTCTTATGTTGCTGTAGGTACAAGAGAGAATAATGAAATAGAAGAAATTAGACAAGAATCTGGCATTGTTGATATGAGCATAAAATCTGTCGGATTTGATTCTAGTAATTCTAACGAAGTCTATATCAAATTATATACAAACAAATATGACGGAAGTGGGTGTTTAAGATTTACAAGATAAGTAATATGGCTATATCTCTTGTATTAGCAAGTACGCTTGTCGCCCCTTTGAGGGCAGAAAACATACAAGCTACAACTGCTAATGCAGCACAGATTAGTTATTATGAATCACATTTTTATGTAAAAACTAGAGCAAAAATGCTTCAACGACAATTAGAGATGAATAAGCATCAAGAAGACACAACAATAGAGAATAATGAAGAGGACGATAAAGTTCCTGTCATTATAGAAGAAACTTACTATATTGATATGGATGTGCCAGAAAGCAAACCTTTTAAATCTTATATGGATGCGAGGTTAATAACAAGTACAAATTCAGCACAGTATAAGCTTAAGTCCGAATATGAACTTGATGAATCAGGTATCTATATGATTGATGGGCGTTATGCTTGTGCAATAGGTTCATATTACACTACGGAAATAGGTACAAAATTTGATGTTGTTATGGAATCAGGCGAGGTAATTCCTTGTATTCTTGCTGATTGCAAGGCAGATGAACATACTGATAATTTAGGACAATACACTATAAGTAATGATTCGATTGTGGAGTTTATTGTTCATAGTCCTACATTAATCCCTAATATTTCAAATCGTTGGGGAAATACAGGTGATGTATCTACTTTAGGTGGCATTTTTGAAGGTGAGATATCTTATATAAGAATGTATTTTGATTAGAAAGGAACGAAACATGTTAGAAACAACAGCGGTTATTAGATTAGACAATATTAAAAGAATAAAGGATTTTGTTGATATTGTATCTAAATATGATGAAGAAATAACAATTAAATCACATAGGTATGAAGTTAATGCAAAATCTATCATGGCAATATTTTCACTTAACCTATTAGAGTTAGTAAATGTTTGTCTGTATTGTGATGATAGTAATGTAATTGAAAAATTTATAAAAGATATGGAGGGTTTCGAGTGATTGTATTAATTGGAAAAAGTTGTTCAGGAAAAGACAGCGTTGCAAAAATATTATGTTCTATGGGATATTCAAGAGTTGCCACTTGTACAACAAGACCTATGAGAACAGGTGAGATTGATGGTGTTGATTATTATTTTATTAGCCAGTCCGAGTTTATGAATATGATCGAAAAGGGCGATTTTGCAGAATATAGAGAATATGAAACAGAAAAAGGAATGTGGCTATATGGCAGTCGTTTAGGTGATTATAAGTATGCATCTAATAAGGTCATTATTTTAACGCCTGAAGGTCTTAAAAATATTAAGAAAAAATATCCTTATTTGCCTATTGTTTCTATATATCTTGACGTATCCAATAAAGAGCTTAAAAGAAGAATGTTTGTACGTTCTAATGGCTCTGTTGAAGATATTAAAGAAAATAAACGTAGATATAAGGCTGATAAGAAAGATTTTAAGCATATAAAAAAATATGTTGATTACGTAGTTAGTAATGAATGTAGAGACGCTTATGATACCGCTCGTATCTGTAAGGAGTTAGATGAAATTGAAAAAAGAAAACATAGAAAGAATTTATTGTGGAAATCGTAATTGTCCACATATAGATTGTGTAAGACATAACAAGAACACACCATTCAATATTCAATTTCTTAGAGAAAATTATAGTTTTGATAAAAATGGTGAATGTAAATATAAATTAACCGATTGGAGTGATGCTATATAAAATTATTTGTTGATTTTGACGGAGTTATTGTAGATACAATTGCTGCAATATGTGATTTATATAATGAAGATTTTAAATATTACAGTGGTTATAAATATATTTTCCCAGAACAGATTAAGACTTGGAACTTTGAAGAACTTAACTGTGCAAGTAGGGAATATATAAATACATATTTCAATCAGCAACGATTCTTTGATAAGTTAAAATTTATGCCACAAGCTTATGAGGTGTTAAGAAAATTTGCTTTACAAGATGAAGTTACTATTGTTTCTTCTGGCTATAGTCCTAATCTCAGAGCAAAGGAAAAATGGTGTAAAGAAATTCTCCCATTTTGTCATTTCATAGGAGTTAATCTCAAAGAATATAAGAATAAGTCTCATATAGATATGAGTGGTAGCTTATTTATTGATGATTCTGCACATAATCTTACAACTTCTAATGCAGAGATAAAGATTTGTTTTGGTGAAATTTATCCTTGGAATAAGAATTGGGATGGTAAACATTGTTGGAATTGGAATATGATTTATCAGATATATAAAGCAGAATTGGAGGATTAATTATGTTAAGAGAAACTACAAAAATTAATATGGATAATATTACTGTTGGTGATTGTATTGAGTTATTTGAACGCAAGAATACAAGAGTAATTATTAATGATGGTAAGATTATTGGATTTGAAGAGAAATAATTAATATTAAATGAAAGGTTGATTTCTTGTGAAATCGAGAAAGGAGATAAATGGGAACGTATAATAAAGAAGATATCTATATGATAACTTTAGAAGGCATAGAACAGGGTTTATTTATAGGGGTAAGTAATAAACACTATGATGAATTATATAGGTATTATGGCTATTTAAAAGTGTTAGATAATACTGATAATGTACAAAAATCAAATGAAGATAATGGAAAAATAAATAGATTACAAAAAGAACTAGAACAAGAAAAAGCTTATTGTAAATTCTGGAAAGAACTAACTTTAAATCTTAAATCGTCATTTGAGGGACTTATAAACAAAATTGAGGAAGGAGATATAAATATTGACAAAAGTAATTAAGAGAGATTGTTCAGAGGTTGATTTTAACAAATCAAAAATCTCAACGGCAATTCTTAAAGCTATGAAGAATGGTTCAGGCATTGTAAAGCCAAAGATTGCGGATGACATTGCAAATGAGATTGAAGAAGAGTGTAAGGATAAAGAAGAAGTAAACATCTCTGATATTGAAACAATGGTTTATGATAAATTAATTACCAAAAAGCAGAGACTTACTGCAAAAGCATATGAGGGATATAGAAGTATTCGTGAGTTTCAGAGAGAAAATGAGAATACAACAGATTCCGAGATTGATGAACTGTTAGATGGTGAAAGTGAATATTGGAATACTGAGAACTCCAATAAAAACTCAAAAGTATTAAATACTCAGCGTGATTATATGGCAGGAATTGTTAGCAAAGATATTTCTCGTAGATTTTTACTTCCACCAGAAGTTGTACAAGCGCACGATGAAGGAATTATTCATTTCCATGATATTGATTATTTTGGTATGAATGCGATGAGTAACTGCTCACTTATTAATCTTGAAGATATGTTACAGAATGGTACTTGTATTAACAAGGTAATGATTGAAAAACCACATAGATTTATTACTGCTTGTACAATCGCCACTCAGATTATTCTTGGTGTTACATCACTTCAGTATGGAGGGGCTACAATTACTCTTACACATTTAGCACCATTTGTAAGAGATAGTTACAACAAATACTATGAGAAATATAAGTCATGGGGATTTTCTGATGAAGATTGTAAAAAATATGCAAAAGCTGATACCAAAAAAGAAGTAGCAGATGGCGTTCAGACATTTAACTATCAGTGCAATTCTATGTCTAACTCAAATGGGCAGTCTCCTTTTTTGAGTGTATTCATGTATCTTGGAGAGACTACAGAGTATAAGAAAGAACTTGCAATGATTATTGAAGAGTTTCTTAATCAGAGATTACTTGGTCTTAAAAATGAAGTTGGCGTATATGTCACACAGGCTTTTCCAAAGCTTCTTTATGTCTTAGAAGAAGATAATATCCATGAAAATTCCCCTTATTGGTATTTAACAAAACTTGCAGCTAAGTGTACTGCAAAGAGAATGAACCCTGATTATATTTCAGAGAAGATTATGAAGAAATATAAAGAGGGCAACTGTTTCCCGTGTATGGGTGAGCGTAAACTACAGCCCAGGATAAACCGATTGAACCTCGTTGCTTAGAGGGTGTAACTAATATAGTTGCTAACGGATAGGTCTTAGGTAGAAGAGATTCTGTGACCTAAGATGAGTACCGTGCCAACCCTAGAAATAGGAAGTGTGTATCGACTAACCGTGATGAGTGTAGCGGTGTAGGATTGGAGACAAGCACCAATTCCAAGCAGTCGGCTCGTTGATGAGAGTAACGGACTCGGAGAGAATATATAGTCAGTGTACATAGTGATATGTAATAAAAACGTGTAGAAGTTTCCTTTCACCTTATAAAGATGAAAATGGTAATTATAAATTTTATGGAAGACTAAACCAAGGCGTTGTCACATTAAACCTTGTAGATATAGCATTGTCATCTGAAGGAGATTATGAAAAGTTTTGGAATTTAATGGAACAGAGAACAGAATTATGTCATAAAGCATTACTTTGCAGACATAAACGATTAGAAGGAACACTATCTGATGTCGCACCTTTATTATGGCAGTATGGAGCATTTGCAAGACTTGAAAAAGGTGAAAAGATTGATAAGTTACTTCATAATGGATACTCAAGTATTTCTCTTGGATATGCAGGATTATATGAATGTGTAAAATATATGACTGGTAAATCACATATTGATTCACAGGAAGGTCATGATTTTGGCATTAAAGTAATGCAGTTTATGAACGATAAATGTGACCAGTGGAATAAAGAACATTATATTGGATTTTCAATTTATGGATCTCCAATCGAAAACACAACGTATAAATTTGCGAAGTGTCTACAGAAACGCTTTGGAATTATTAAAGGTATTACAGATAGAAACTATATCACAAACAGTTATCATACATTTGTAAAAGAACCAATTAATGCATTTGATAAACTTGCTAAAGAATCAGAATTTCAGGCGTTATCACTTGGAGGTGCGATATCTTATGTTGAGACAGATGGATTAGTAAATAATGTAGATGCTATTTTAGAAATGAATAAATTTATCTACGACCATATCATGTATGCAGAAGAAAATACAAAATCTGATTACTGTCAGATTTGTGGTTATGACGGTGAAATCAAAATTATTGATGAAGGTGGTGAACTTATTTGGGAATGTCCAAATTGCCACAATAGAAATAAAGACAAGATGAATGTAGCAAGAAGGACTTGCGGATATATTGGAACTAATTACTGGGGAAAAGGACGTACTCAGGAAATTAAGGAGAGATATGTTCATATGACAGATATTGCGGAGGATTTATAATGAGATACGCACAGATTAGATCTATGGACATTTCAAATGGAGAGGGAGTTGGAGTCTCCCTCTTCGTTCAAGGGTGTGACAGACACTGCTTCAACTGTTTCAATTCTGAAACATGGGATTTTAATGGTGGTAAAGAATGGACAGAAGAAGCAAAAAATAAATTTATGGAATTGATTGATCGACCATATATCAGACGAATTTCTGTTTTAGGGGGCGAACCTTTAGCGGAACAAAACCTCGATGAAGTCTTGTCTCTAATTAAAGAAATCCGTATTTCCTTCCCTGAGAAAACAATCTGGTTGTATACAGGATATGAATTATCAGAGATTATAAAGCAAGAACAATACGAGAAAGTTAGTGGAATACCTAGTGTTTGGTCAAAACGATGGAAGATAATTTCTAATATAGATGTGCTTGTTGACGGAGAATATATAGATGAGCAGAAAGACCTTACATTAAAATGGCGAGGAAGTAAGAATCAGCATGTAATTGATGTCAAACAATCTCTTGCTCAAAACAAAATGGTTTTATATTGCGATTAGGAGGTAACTAATATGTCTTATGTAGATATTGCAAATGAAGAACTGTCTGATTTTCAGATTGATGGTGAAGATTATTATGTTGCATTACGTAACCTTGAAAACAAGTATGGATATGATGAAGATATTGCAGCAATAATTAGAATGTGTAGTGTATGGGAAAATAGCTTTCACAAAATGGAAGGACGTTGTAATGAAATTATTAGTGCAACAACTTTATATGAAGCACAAATTAAAACTATATTAGAGAATAAAATAGAGAGTGAATAAAGTGAACTTATGGACAACAATTCTAGCAATAATTATAGGACTTATAATAAGTCATTTTATAACGCTAAATAAAAGGAAGAATAAATGACTAAAGAAGATGTAAGGAAGGGCATGGTTTTATACTATGCCCGAATATTAAAAGCTGTAGGCATATACGAAGTAAGTGAGTTGCTTATAAGAACAGTAGAAGATGATTATTTTGTTGGTGTTGATAAGCGTGATAAACATGTATATTTATTTTCATATAATAATCTTAACCAATTAATATTTAACGATAGACAAAAATGTTTAGATACTGTATTAGACAGTGAAAAGAATGCACCTAAAATAAGTAGCGAAAAAGAATATGAAGAATATTAGTAAGGCACAATGATAAAATGATATATGAAATTAAAGATTTAACTAAAATAACAACTTATAGCACTTTGGCTAAAGAGTTAAATGAAACCAATGAAGCATTTTATGAATATGTATCTGATTGTATTTTTTCAAAGATAGTAAACTCTCAGATATCGCATAATTTGTTTAAATATGAACGATTTATTCAATTTTTAAAAAGAAGATATTTTAATGATTGTGACAATACAGAATTAATATATACAATTGGACTATGTGTTTCGACAATTGAAATTTGTAAACATCAATACAATCATTTATACAATGAATACAACACAAATAATATAATAAAAGAGTTATTGCAAGATGATAATAAGAAGAAAATAATTCTAAAAATATATAATAATCCTGACATACCTTTAATAAAATTAATTAATGATCTTGATATTACGCTTGAAAATGAATCATCCGAAAGACACATATTAATAGAACACATTAATACATTAATAGATTTAGGTATGATAATAAATTATAACAAAATTTTATCTGCATCTTCCGTATTATCCGCATCTCCAATATTAGTACGATACATTCAGAATAATAAAGTAAAGGAGTGATTAAGTACGGCAAATTACTTATATGATAAATTTAAAGGTCAATATAGAATACGTGCCCCAATAAATCAGCTTACAAATGATTTTAATAGAAAGCTCAATGGAACATTAGAAGATATAGATTGTTACATAGATTGTCAGTTTGGCAATAAAGTATTTTATTATGGACATAACATTTTACAAGCTTACATTCCCTCTCTTGGAAGAGGACATAACATTCTTAAAAATCTTGAAGAAACGGATAAATCTCTGGTATTTGACATTGAAGAAACGGACTCTGAGATCCTGTTTAAATTCAAATATGTCAATTCTGATAAAATAATCCCACTATTAAAACCAAAAACCTCAGGCTCTCAGACAAGTCCTTTTTCGCCTAAAAATCTCCCGAAATCCGACTTTAAAATTCCAGATGATAAATTAGAAGCCTATAAACAAATCGCATCTAAAATTCCTCCTGAGAAGCTTTTAATCCTAAGTAGAATAACACATTCTTACTTGCAAACTTTGATTACAAAGAAGAACACTTGGGAGAATATTAAATCAGATATGAGGCTCAAATGTGTCAAGGGCAAAGAGTATATTTGCATGATTGGCAAATGGGAAGAGTATCTAAGATATTTAGAAAATGAAATTAAAAAAATGGAGTGAAATGTATATGAAAGAGTACATAGTTAAGCCAAAAGTAACAATTCAGAAGATAAAAAAATATGGTTTTCGATATCTAAGCGAAGGTGATTATATTCTGTCAAAGCCAATCTATTTTTATCAAAAATATCCAGTTTTATTCATAAATATGTATATTAACATAGAAGATCGAACTTTTAGGTCTGAAATAGTCGATCAAATGGGCGTTTATAGCCCCTATTATGCCAATGAAACAACGATTTCTTTAGATATGAGAAATACTATAGAAAGTAATGTAAACAAAGAGTTAAATAAATTAGTAAAAGAAGGTATATTAAAGATGAAAACATTATTAAAGACACCAGATTATTCAATTAGAGCAGTTAAGGTTAGACCAATAGTAAACATTTTATTAGATAATGGAGCACACGTTCCTACATATGGAACTGAATATGCGGCAGGTGCAGATTTATATGCAGTAATACACAATGACACTAAGACTGTTGAAATCTTACCAGGAGAAACAGTCTTCTTAGACACAGGTGTAACTATGGAAATTCCAGAAGGGTACGTTGGACTTGTTTTTGCAAGAAGTGGATTATCTTGTAAGCAAGGACTTGCACCAGCTAATAAAGTTGGCGTGATTGATGCAGACTATAGATCAAGTGTTAAAGTTGCTTTGTATAATCAGAGTAAAGAAGTAAGAACTGTCTCAGACGGAGATAGAATAGCACAGATAATAATTCAGCCAGTAACACAGTTTGAATTCAAGAAAGTAGATAAGCTATCTGAAACTGATAGAGGTGAAGGTGGATTTGGTTCTACTGGAAAGGCGTGATTATGAAAGAAAAAGTTCCAATTTATCAAAAACAGAACCTTACACTTGAAGAAGCTGCTGAATATTCCAATATTGGAATAAATAGATTAACTATGTTGATTAAAGAACCTACTTGTAATTTTGTATTATATGTAGGAAATAAAAAATTGATAAAAAGAAAGTTATTTGATGAATTTATAGAAAATATAAATATGATTTAATGTTGTTGAATTTATTATGGTTGAGTGATATTATTTA